ATCCGCCGCGTCAAAGGCTTTCACCCATACGCGTTTGATTCCTCCGATTTTATCTTTACAGGGGAAGGAACGCCCCGATACTGTAATGTTACAAGCCATGTTTAAGAGGAATTAAGGGGAGGGATTTCAAGCCCCTCCCCGGTTCAATTAGGATGCTGTTTCAGTGCGCCAGATAGACAAGCCGTTCATATCTACGACTTGCGTACCGCCTGAGAACTGCATGATAACGCGAGTAACGTCGTCTCCGGTTACGCCTTGCAAATCCAAAACAGAGGCTTGAATATGATCAGTCAAGAGGTTAGTTCCGAAGTAGAGGTTATCAACCTTAGAGCACAACAAAACGTTATCAGGGAAACCGCCCGGGGTGATGATATCGTATCCAGCGTAGCGAGCTACGAGGCCATCATTCAAGAAAGGCAAGTTGTAAGTCGCTGCGAGAGCGCGATAATACAAATTGGCCGATCCGCGGCTCATGAAAATCTTGGTGTTTGGGTCGCCTGCGATAGACGCCGGTGCGCCTTCCGCTCCTGCGGTCAAGATTTGCAAAGCGTCCAAGATGCTTTCTACTCCGGTTCCGTCAGCAACACCGAGAACGGAAGTTGAGACTGTTTCGCGAGCGGGAGCACCGTCTACGATATTTTGAATAATGCCTGTGAAACTTGCGTAAGGAGCGGCCTCGTCGAGTATTTGCTTCCAATTACCCGCCCAAATATTATGCTCAACTCCTTCTGCAACCTTTGCGGCTACATACTGAGCCACGTAAGAAGTGAAATCAGCGGGAGCGCCTGAAGATTGCCCGCGCATTTGAACAGACTCCCAAGTCGAGCGAAGATCCGCATTGCAAACTTGCTCGTTAACCTTCAAAGCGGAAGCGGTCAAAACCGCCTCACCGACTGTCAAAGCATTGGTACTCGGAGTAGTGAAGGCGCAATCATCATTTGCTTGAATTGCCGCCCCTGAGAACGGGCGAAGAACCGCCTTATAGTGCACATTTTCAAGTACAGAGATATAATTGTTCGCGATAGTGTCAGCGGACAGAATCGCAGCAGCGACGTAAGGTCGCGCGAGTTCACCAGCATACGTGCTATTGGTGTTGACTGAAGCGTTAGCCATTATTTAGAAAATTGATTGTGGATCGCTGCGACGCGTTCCGTGAGTGATAATTTTGAAAGGTCGACGGGCTTTGCAGCTTCCATCTTTGGAGCGCGTGAAATACTTGGGGCGGCTTGCTTGCTCAACTCCGTGATTTTTGCGTCTCGTTCTTTGATTTGAGAAGAGAATTCTTTCTTCGCCTCTGCGACCGCCTTCGCGATAAGAGAAACGATTTCTTCGCGGCTCATTGCCACCTCTTCAACGACTTCCGCCGCGGGCTCTTCGGCTGCGGGTTCTTTGATGTCAGCTAGGACGCCTTCAGCAACTACGAAAATCATTCCATCTTCAAGAGTGTATTCACCGTCTGGAAGAGGGATTTGTTCGCCTTCGTCATTGACTACGAAAACAGAAACACCAACGGCGAAAGATTCCGCGTCAGTTTGGATAACTTGCCCGCTGTCGAGCGTGGCGGAGGTCATTTCTACCTCCTTCTCCTCGTCTTTCTTTTCTTCAGTCTCCAGGGCGACCGAATACTCTGCGAACAAGTCGGAGATGCGTTGTTTTAAACTCATATCAAAAAAGGGATTTAGATAATAACGATTTTAAAGGGTCATTCCTTACTCTTTAGCAGTTCCTCGAGGTGATGTAACCCGAGTTCGATTTCAAGGGCTGAGAGGAGCTCTAATTCCTTCAATTTCGATTCTGCCCAACGAAGGGCGGCTTTTCCTCCCCACGCTTGATACATGAGATAACCGCACCCCTCCGAAAATGAAGAAGAAGATTCGAGGTCGGCTTCGTGGCGAATCAAGTAACTCCGCATTCGTTTGATAGTCTCGAGAGAGATAGGTTCGCCCTTTGCGAGCTGGTTCGCTCGTTGTTTGCCTACGTCCGTCCCGCATGAACCCCAACCGTTTTCATCTGCCCATTCGAGAGCCTTCTTCGCGTTGTTACGGACTCCTTCGGGGTAATCTGAATATGATTCCATAACGACCCGTTGCCCCTCTTTATATCGCGCGTCTTGTTTAATCGTAGCGCGTGCCATCTCGTACCGGTTCGTAAAGTATCCTTCGATACTGAAGCCTTTTACGCTTCCTTCTTTGACGAACTTCTCCCAAATAGCGTCGTTCTCTACTTTCATCGATACCATCCACGTACCGACGGGAACCTCAAGCCCGTAAATACGGCTTTTGTCTTGATCGCCTTCTACGATCCAACTCTCAACAACATGAAGGCCGTTTATCTTGTGTTCGTGTTCGAGGGTGGCGTTCGCTTGGTTGCCGTTTTTGAAGTAGAGTTCCATCGCACGTCGGACGGTCTTCTTCGAGAAGTAGACGTAATATTCTTCTTCTCCCGTCTTGCGATAAATCGGTTTATCTGGAATGAGAGCCGCGCCCATGATGAGACGCTTTTCTTCGTTCTGCGTTTTGAATTGTACGGCTTGGGAATTCATCGCAACCCAATCCGACTCAATCGCGGGATGTTCTACGAGGGATATAGCGTCGATTCCGTAGAGTTCCGCTTCTTCGTCAATTATGAGTTCTAAAATATTCATCCTACTAAAGAGGCTTGGTCGTTAATACGTTGGTTGGCTTGTTGGGCGTTCGATACTTCCGAAGAGACGACGTACGTACGGAATCCCGTTTGCCCTGCTCCCGCCCCTAAGAATCCGAGGTCGAGTTGTGGGGTTGTTGGTGTTGGTGCGGATCCTCCCCCTCCACCACCTCCGGCCGACGTTTGTACTTTGGCGGGTGCTTTGAATTTTGACCTCGCTATCGTTGCGACTTGTGCGGCTCCAAAGGCTCCTGCAAGCACCGCTTGAATAACGGGATACGCAGGATTTAAGAGTGTTATAGGACTTCCTTGCGCTGTTTTGTATGCATTTACAACTCCTTCTGTCGCTGATACCGTAGCACTCGCAAGGCTCAAAGCCTTTTGCACTTTGAAGCTCTTCTCTGCGTCTTTTTCGTCTTGAGAGGCGAACGCATTTCCAAGTGCCTCGATAGCTTGAAATGACTGTGAGGCAAGTCGAAGCCTCATGTCGTTCGTCATGCTTATCAGCTCTTGCCTTCGCTTTTCCGCGTCTTCATCAGCTTGAAGTGCTTCGTCTTTTTTTGCTTGCGCCTCGTCGAGTAGCCGCATTGATTCATCATGTGAAGCCTGAAAATTCGCTCTTCTTTGCTGTTCTAGCTCTTGTTCCTTTCGGAAGTCGTCCAAGGCGAAATCCATCGAGTCCGCGAAGTAATCTTCTTCGGCGTCAAGGAGGTCGTCGAAATACTGGTCGACGTCGAGCTTCTCTTCTTCTAGGATTTCTTTCCCTTTCTTTTGGGAATCCCTTTTCTTTTGCTCGTAGTCTTCAAGTTTCTTGTTTATTGCGCCTTGCAACAACTCTTGTTGAGGTAGTAGCTCGTTGAGCTTCTGTTGATCTTGAGCAATTAAATCAAGCCAATACTGTTGGTCTTTGCTTCCTTCCGCGGCCGCTTCGGCGTTTTGCTTGTAGGTTTCTGAGAACTGGGTGATTCCATTGATTTCGCGATTTATTTTCTTTAACGCTTCCTCTTCTTTCGCGACTAATTCAGCGCGTTCGTTTGCGGCGGCGAGATTAGGGTCTAAAAGTTCTGCGCTGTCTTCGAGCAGATTTTTTAGTTTCGTTTCTTCGCTTACTTGAAGAATCGTTATGTCGAGTTGGTTTTGCCTCAGTTCTTCTTGCTTCGCAAGCAAGGTTTCCTCGTCGCCTTGTTCCTTCGCGAGGAGGATTTCTTTTTTTAGAAGTTCAGAGGTAGTGACTAAGCTAGTAGCCCGAAGTTTGTTAATCTCTTCGACTGACTTCCCTTCTGCTTGAGCGATTTCTAAGTTGTCGCTTTGCTTTCGCTTTATCTCGCTCAACAAGTTCACCTCTTTCGAGAGTGAATTCTCGATAGTTTTATCCTTGAAGAAGTTCGTGATTGTATCCCAATTGGCTATGACTTCCCCAAGAGCCACAACGAACAGCCCAATTCCCGTTGCCGCGAGTGCGGCTTTCGTTCCCTTTAACCCAATGTTTAAAGACTTCGCCCCGTTTCTTGCCGCCTGAAAACTACTGGCCAAGCCAGTCAATTTCGATGTCGCCCCTCCAGTGGCGGTGTCAAGTAACTCTAGAGATGCCTTCCCTCGGTTTCCGAGCTGGTCGATTTTTTGACCCGAAGAATCTACCGCCGCATCAAGTTTCGAGGTGTTCGCGTCTAAGTTTAAGATGTAATCTTGCTCACGAGCCATATCAGCGGGGTTAGTGTTATTGAAATAATACAAGCCACGAGGAACCAATCCAAGACCTTAAACCAAAGGGGAACTTTCGTCTTCTCGCCTTTCGCCTGGAGCAGTTGAATCGCCTCTCCTATATAACGGTGGTTATCGAGATTCCTCATTGCTCGAAGGGTTGGTAACAATAGTTGTTGGCTGAGTCGTAGACATACCCGTACTTCGTGCAACAAATAGAGTTCGCGGGGCTTACCTGATCGACGACCGTACCCGCGGCGTTTGTGAATCTAATTCTTCCGTTTGCTTTGTTTATGTCGTAAGGAATTAACGCGCAATCTCTTATGTCCCCTAACACCTTCAGAAGCTCCACTTTTGCGAGGTTTTCGCTTGTAGCGTCGTAAGAAATCGAAAGGATTCTCCAGTAGGTATCCTTGAGGTAAATCTTATCCGAAAATTCAAACGTCGATATTTCCGCACGTGTCAAGCGGAAGAAGGCCGTCAGTTTGCGAGCGTCAGAACTGTAAAGTTCATTCACGAATGGACGCCAATATTTAAAATAAAGCGTATTAACGGGGTTAGCCTCTATAATATGAAAAGGGCGTTCGTATCCGAAGCTCAAATCCTCGTCAGTAACCGTAGCCTCTAAATCCGAATATTGAGAAAAAGCCGGATACCTTATGCTCGGCGTTGCCTCTGAATTTGCGTCGTTGTAGTAATATATCGTTCCGTTTTCCTGCCCGTTCCAAAAAGCCAACCGTGGGAGCGGGTCTTTAATTCGCTTATCTGGTTGGTCGGTGTCAACCAACATCCGGTGAACCGCGTATTGAGTTCCCGGAATGTACGAAGCAACATGAGGGGCGAAGGGGCTTTTTATCTCCTTCGTGCCTGAAGCGAAATCGTTCTCCGGATCATCTACTCGATACCTCCCGTAAACCCGAGAAGCGTTTTTGAACACCAGGTCGTTAACAAGGTCTTTCCCGTTGGAATGAGTCCAGTCGTACGTGCGTGATTGAAGGTCGGTAGTCGGGACTATGGAGATATCCTTCGAGAGATCTATCTTGTTCGTCCAATCCTTCGCCGTACCCGAAGCAAGGTAGGATTTCAACGGCTCGATATAGAGCTTTTTAGGATTGTTTCTGTCCGGGATGAATACGAGGTTGAACATCTTTTGAAGCCCCGACACGAAGTCGATTTGCTTCATAACCGGCATATTGCGCTCCACGTCTACGGTTTGCCCCGAAGTCGGGTCAGTGATATTTAAAACCTGAAACCATGTGCTTTGGGGGGAGATTGTGTTATCGCCGTCGAGGTTTAAAACGTGGCCGCTGTTTGCCATCTCGTAATAAACCTTCACGGCGTCGCCCGCATTTAAGAGTATCGGATCGCTTGTGAAGTTGTGAACTTGATCATTGAATACCGCCCCGGGGTAATTGTCCAAAATTTCCCATACGGTTTCGGAGGGGCTGACGCTCGTTTTTTCAAGCCATAAATCAAAGGCGTGCGTCGTGTCGTTTGTTCGCCCGAAGAGGTTGATTCGAAAGGTATAGTAAGCCCGGAAGGGTGCGGTAAAGGTCGAGCCTCCAGAAAAATTCCCGCCCGTATCGTAAAAAGGAGTTGATTCGCTCCACGCCGTTATAGCCGCGCCGGGGTTGTGTGCAGAGAGTCCGGTGAGGTCGGTACTTAATCCAACGAGCATCGTTTCCGATTGCGGCGGAATATCGTCGCCCGAAGTAGCATCGTAACCAATTACCGCCCTTTGCCCGTTATTGAGCAAGAGATACAAATCGGGAATCTCTTCGAACCCCGTGTTTCCGCTGAAGAAGTCGCTTTCCATCGTGTAACCAGCAGCCGAAAGAATCTCTTCCATGAGTTTCGAGGCTCGGAAATACGGCGTAAAGTCACCATGTTCCAAAGGGTTGCTTGAACTCCAAATATTATCGGTAAGGTTAGCAAACCAATTTTGACCCTTATCCGGTAAGCCGTAACGAATCGCCCCACTTGACAAACTACCCGGGACGCCCCAACTCCCTACGATATTCGTGGCGTTTAGGGTATGATCATAAGAGGAAAGATCTAAGTCCGAAAGCATAGCGTCTCCAATATCCCGCGAGAGGTTCGCCGTCTCTCCGAAGAAGACGAGTTCCACGTCTGCGTATTTCCCTTTTTGAACGTATACGGCCTTCACCTGAACAAAGCCCCGCATGAGTGGGATCGTGTTATAAGTGAGTTCCGCGTCGGCTTTCGTCTTTGGATTCCATGTCGGGATAAGTCCGAATTCATTCACCGCCCCGAAATAGTCTTGATTCTGTTTCGTAAGGGGTACGCGGAAGGTCTGCGAGAAATTCGAAGAAGCGGCGTTGATCTCCTGGAGGTTCGAAAACTGATAAGAGAGGTTAACCGGCTCGTTCTGGTAAAGCTCGATTTCATTCCCTTCGATCGTGAGTCTTAGCATCGGATGATTTGAGCGAGTTCAACATTGAACGAAGTAACGAATACCTTCGAGACGGTTTCTTCTTCGATTTGCATCGAGTTCGTCTGAATCGTTACCGGCAACCAAGTCCCTCCGATTTTTGCCATTACGTTCTTACTTCTCATGCAGTATTGAAGGAGCGTGAGTTCCTCAATCGTAAGAAGGCCGTTGAGTTGGTATTGTTCTTTCGCTTCGAGTTGATACGGCTTGATTTCGCGGTCGTTGCTGGCGAAATTGTATTCGTCCGTATTGTATGTACCCAAGAGCTTTCGGTATGTCTTCTCTTCGCGCGTGAGCGTCTTTTGCTTCTTGCCGTTAAATTTGAGGTAATCCCATCCGCCTACGGTATTCGCCCACGCAATTCGAACGACTTCATTTTTATACCCCGTGCATCTGTTGTAGATGCGGAGCTTGTTGCCTTTCTCAGCGAATAGAGAATCCGTTGGGCGCACTTCGTAATACCCCCAACCTCCCGTAACGGATTCGAGAGCCGTCTTTAGAGCCGTAATCGAAGAGGGGTAGCAATACGCATAAGTAAGCGACCCCGGTACGTATGTCGAGAGGGTGAAGTTTGAATTCGCTTGATACGTGCCGTTCGTGCTGTCGATTGAGTAATCAATCGCGGAGCCTTGTTGAACGCCCGAAGCGTTGTAGATATATATCCGCATATTCACGACGGTGCTCCCGGTGTCGTCGGTATTTATGAAGGCGGCTGTCCCATCGTCGTCTATATCTGCGTATAGGGTAATGATGTTGTTCTCTGGTACGCGATCGGTGAGCCAGAATTTTCGGGTCGTCCCCGTTCCGTAATATGCCGAAAAACTCGGGAGGTATCCGTCCCTCACTTGGAAATGCCCGTCAATGAGCCAAATATTAAGGTAGTCGTTATTCAGAGATTCTGTACTTCCGTTCCATTCCCCAACCCTCACGGTGTAGAATTTAACGCCCTTCTCCGCCTTTGTATAGAATTTGTTATTGAGTGAATGAATCGTGGAACTCAACCCGAATTTCTTCGAGTCTACTTCAACCCTTCCCCGCACCACTTCCGCCAAATTAAAATGAGCGTATTCTTCGGGGTTGGGCGTGAGGTAGAGTTTCGCGATTTCGACTCCGTTCTCCTCTACTTGGATAATGAAACGAAACGCAGCGGGAAGGGGGGAGGTTTGCGAACTCACCGTATATACCAAAGGCTGCCCCGCTGGTAGCCATGTTTCGTCGGGCGCGTAAGTGAAAGAAGCCATTTATTTAATGGTTATGTTTCCGAGTTTGAGTTTCAACTTTTCTTGAAGATCCTGAACAACCGCTTCCCCGAACTTTTCACTATATCGAGCGGAAACGGCTGTATATGCTTTCTCATAGAACCGAAGTCCAACGATTCCCTTACGTTTCACCGAGCGAGCTATCAAGAATGCGAGAGAGTTCATGTTGCTCTCTGTCTGCTTCTTAAACCTTCCTTTTTTATCTCGCAGTTTGATTCCTTTCGCTTTAATCCACGGAATGAAGACCGAAGAAGGGGGTTGTTTGCGGAAGTTGAAGAAAGGGCTTTTCTGGTTCTTCTGAGTGCCATTGACGCCCCAATGAAGGAAGGGGGCGTGCTTCACTTTAGAGCCGAACGTTACCTCTCGAATCTCATTCCCACGAACGCGAATCTTGTAACTAAGGGAGCGTTTGAGTTTCCCCGTAGCTACGCCGTAATTCTTATTTCTGCCGATCCTTCGCCCTCCGATATGCCTCCGGGCGGATTGGACTATGTCTTCTGCAAAGGCGAGAAGTACCTCGTTAAACTTGCTCATATCCCCGCACGTTCAGCGGCTCGGGTGCAGTGATTCTCTTCGATGCTGTCGAGCATATTAGCGAGCCAGATACCGACCTTTGATAAAGTTTTCTCCCGAAGGTTAGCCCCCAAGACGGCGGAAACGGAATGCGCACCAAAGGGAACGCCTCCTCGCTTCGTTAGAGAGCCTGTAAGGAACTTTGAAGCCATAACCGATACCACCTTACTCAAAGAGTGAAAGAAGCCGTATATGAGCCTCCAAATGGCTATGAACATATCTTCCGCACATTCGAAGAACGTAATCATAACGGAGAAGAATATCCCGACCGGGATAGCTACCAAGGCAAGCAAGAAAAGAAAGACTACTTTGAGGGCGATCATAGCGAGAGGTATTGAAGGAGGTCGAGGATCGTAATAAACCCGTCTCCGTTAAGGTCGTAAACGGGGTTATAAGGCGGGGGAGTCCCGTTGAAGTACTGGAGGATTCCTAAGAGGGTTTGGTTCATGGTTCGGGGTCTTCTGGAAACCATCCGTTATCCACCATATATTGATAGTCTCGAACGGTCGTAGTTGAGGGAATGATGTATCCGAAAGGAAACTTTGAATTCGTTTGAACGAAGGAGGAAAGGGCGAAACGTTCATCCGAGGAGAGTTCAGGGAAGCAAGCAACGAGCTTCTCCAAAGTTGCGGCGGGGTGAACGTGGATGAGGTAATCGGTATCCACCTGCAGAGCGTTCTGGATTCCGTCGGGGTGCGTAACGATTCCAAACACGGTTGACGCCTTTTCGCCTTCTGCCTGAATGAGAACGGGACGCGAGATGTTGTAGAGTTCTCGCGTGATTTGCTTTGCCCGTGCTTCGCTTGTCTGCGTGGCGGTTGGAAGTACGATGATATATCCGTTCATTTTAAAAAATCGAATAGAAGGTGTTAATGTTGTCCTCGATGTTCGTGCGGTTGCTGGATTGGTCGGTGTTATAAATTATAAGCTCTTGCATCGAATACATCGGGAAAGTTGCGGAAGTATTTGGGTAACCAATGTCTAAAAGTGAATAAGATGCCGTGCTCCCGAAAAAACTTATAGCCACTTGGTTCGCTGTCTCTGTATACACATCGCCCCTTGTAGTGAAGCTTGCGGCTGTTCCATCTTGATAATAAGAAACCGTCCCCATTAATGAATTAATAGTTGTATTAGTTGAATTTTGGGTAGATACTAACGCAAAAGGATTTCCGCTGTATGAGATTATTATGTTTGCGGTGTAGTTTCTTTTAATAACGGAAAAAACAGAAGCCGATGAATTTCCCGTATATGTTGATGCTCTTAACCAATCACCGCTACTGCCTAACACGATTGGCCTCCCGTTCTCCGTCACTACGCCCGTCGTCCCGTCGTAAATCTTCGGCATTGAAGCCGTCGTCGTTTGCGTCGCCGTATTTCCGTTAGATGACTGGTCGTACCAGTAACGAATGAACCCGTCGTTTGACCCACAGTGGGCAGCAAGTGCAACCGTGTCAAGCTCTCCAAAAACATTGGGGTAGATGTCAGCGTAGCTCGTGCCGTTCCATACGTTTATCAAAGCCCCTGTATACGTCGAGTCCAAAAGCCGCAAGGAATAAGCAGCCGCCGCCCCTGAGTACGTGTCGAGCAGTGGCGTGTTTTGGGTGAAGTAGTCGCCGATGTTGGATTCGATGGAGGTGCGGACGCTAGATTTGTCAGTGTTGTACAAGATAATTTCCTGCGTGTTTCCTTGTTGGTAATCTGTTGTGCCTGATAAACCTATGTGGTCAATATTGTACCCCGTTCCTGCGTTTCCATTTAAAATTTCGCCCCCATTAAGATATACGAAAGAATTAGAGCCATTCGCATAAACAGAATGTAAATTGCGGAAATTGTCCGCGCTGGTTGAAGTAAGTACAGTTCCCGCGTATAAAATCCAGTTGCCTGTTGATTGTCTTCTGCCGTAAATTAACCCGTTAGTAAACGTGGGCGTTCCAACAATTATGCTTCCCTGCGTACCATTGTAGTTCAATTTTGAGGTGGCAAACATATATAGAGGTTGTGCCGTGATTGAATATGAAACATTTAAAAAATCATCTGTTCCGTCAAAGTTTAAAGTAACCTTCCCGCCTTCCTTCACCAACGCGCCCCCCGTGTAAATCGTGGGTTCGTTCGTAGGTGCTGCCGCCGTCGCATCGTTCCCGTTTCCGCTTTGGTCCCGCCATTGATACACCGTGCAGGTAGTACCCGTGCAGAATGTCGTAATCGCGCTCTCGTCGATGTTTCCATCTACGAACCCTATCGTGGTAGTGGTCGAATCCGATGCCCTGCGAATGACCATACATTCGGTAACGTTGCCATTTAGCCTTCGCGTTGAGTACGCCGCCTCTGCGCCGCTTCCGTAGCTCTCATTTAAAAGACCCGTAAACGCGGGCGCTTGCGCTACTTCCTCCCACGTCATTTTGAGGCTAATCGGTACAGTGCCCCCCGTGCGTTCCTTTAGGTAAGCAAGTAAAGCCGCCTTCGCGTTGTTGAATGTCGTATTGTCGGCAATGGCTGTAAACTGCGTCCAAGTCCCCGTGTCGGGATCGGCGAAGCCCGCTTCCGAATAGTAGAGCTTTCTTCGGATGTCATAACCCGCTGCAGGGGTATCACTCGAAGCACTCTCCGCGAGTCCGTCCCCGTCGGCTTGTGCGGAATAATAAAGTTCCGTGGTCGCTGTCGCTCCTGCTCGTAACGTCTCCGATTCCGATTGGTAACGGTTATGGTATTGAACATCTATCGAAATATCAGCCCATTCTACGTCGTAATCCGTTCCGCTCGTTTTTACGAGGGCTTGCCCCGTCGTACCTCCTGCAATGAGAGAGACCTTCGCGTTATTGTTGAGGATGTCGGCGGCTTGTTGAGCCGTGATTCCCACCTTTGCCGTATTCGCGGCTACGTCAGAATTCGCACTTACCCGGGCTTCTGTATAGTAGAGGTTGGTCGTTCCCTCCGGGAGTTGGTCGGTCGTACTTGGAGGCGGTGAGGGCGTGGGTAGATTGGTATTGTACCAACCCAACGCAGAGGAGTATTGAAGTACGTTGCCCGTGATCGGGCTCGTAATGGTTACCCCTTCTAAATCATTCAGGCCAATATCGGCGGGTTGCCAAAATCCCCCCGTACGCTTCAAGAGCTGCCCTTCGGTTGGCGTGCCTTTGGTATCTGCAAGCGTAGCGAGGTAGAGGGTTTCGTTTTCCCAAAAGCCAGAAATCCCGTTGTATTGTAGGAATTGGCTCGGGGTGAGGCTTGTGATTGTTACGTCGGTAAGTTCGTCCAGGGATTCCGCCCCGGCTGTATCGAGGCTAACAACTCCGTCTCCCTCGTCGGTGAGCGTGCCGTTACTTACCTTAATCGTTCGCACCGAAAGAACGTCGGTCGCCCCGTTTTGGGTAACCATACGAAGGATACCCCTTCGGGCGTAGCTCACTTCATCGCCGCCTTCAGGCGTTACCCCATCTATTGGAGCGTTACAAGCGTCCCACTCGTACGGGATAGCTACGGACAAATCTAAGAGCACGCCGGAGAGTACGTTCTTCGTCTCTTCTTCGAGGGGCGTAGTCGTGGCGTTTACGACCTCGTAATCTTGTGCGAAGAGGAAGATATTCCCTCCGTTCTTGATGTCGGCGATAATATCCTCCGCGCATTGTTCTGCATCGGAGACCACTTCCTTTTGCCGAATGACTTTCCCGTCTTTATCGGCGGGAGCATCGAGGATATATACCTCGAGGTTGTAAGTCTTCGTCCCGGCGTCGTATGTCGCTCCCGTATATACGAGGTGCATAAGCGGAAACGAAGTGAATTTCGAGAGGTCTACATCATCGGGAGAACCGAAAGAAAAGGTCTTGATGAAGAAGTGATTCTCCGCGAAAATCTCGAAGCGTTCGACTATGTTATTGAACGTGATCATGTGCGAGTTTATCTTTTAAATACGCGAGGTGTTGAAATACGACTTGAACGGGAAGCGAAGTAACCGAGTCCATTTTGAGAATGTCTTCCCCTGCGAGGGCATAGAGGACGTGATACCACCCCCATTTTTCGCCGACCGGATCGCTTCCGCCGCCACTTCCAGTAAAGAGGACTTCATATCGTGTAACAGTTTGTTTCTGGTAGTCCAAAAAAAAAGCAGCGTACCCGATACGAGGTCAGCGGGCATCTCTTCAAAGATAGAAGCGTCTTCTTTGGCGGTGTACTTCTTGATTTCGTACTTGTCCCCGATTTCGTACGTTACTTCTCGAAAGAGTACGCTCATAACCTTGTGGGCGTTCTTCCAGAAATCTTCGAGGTACGTTTCGAGGTCGATCCATTCACCCGCGGTGAAGGCGTCCCAATCGGGAATGAAGCCGAATCGCTTTCCGTCCATTTGAACGACTTTCTCGAAGCGTGCCGTCTCTTGGTTCATTAAACCGTTTAAATGCTCCGTAGCGGCTTCTATGAGCTTCTGAGGCAGCGTGCGTAATTGGTCAACGCTTTTCCCTGTGCAAACGGAAATCCGTTCGAGTGGGTTTTCGCTGGTCATAATAACCTGAAGCTCTGCGAGCGTGAGATCCGACCATTTATGCGGGAGGCGTAGTTCCATTGTCTTATTAACTAAAGTTCGTGGGTTTCCTTACAAAAACGGTTTGCGTGAATCGTGCGTGGAATTTGCGTGTTTACGGGAATTTTACGGGTCGCCCGTATTTTACCCGATAGCGTATGAACCAAAGTTCGGGTTCGTTTGGTTGAATGTGATCGCGTAGCGCATGGCATCAATAGCGTGGTTAAACTCGTCGACGGGTTCATTCAGTTGCTTGCCGTTCTTATCCTCCTTCCATTTGTAATTTCGGAGTTCCTTGATAAGGTTCACGCTCCGAGACGTGATAAGAAGCGGTCTCGAATGGAGGAATTGGATTCCATTCTTAACCGAATCTCTTCCCTTTCTTGCTCCGTGAGTATTGAATCCGTGGCCGTGTATCTCGTCGATGCTCTTGGGCTCAGCACTGTCACAGATGATAACATCCGATCTATGGACTCCAGAATCTCGGAGGACTTTTGATATATCGCTATTAGTGAGGCGCGACGCGTAGCATATTTCATCGACGGCGAATCCGTGTCCGTCGGTGTACGTTCGGACGATGGCCGTTGGGTCGTTCGTGTATCCGAAATCAATTCCATAATGAAGGGGTTTAAATTCGTTAGGTATTTGGTCTACTTCTTTCCAATGCGTGAAGATAGTCGCCCGGGATGCTCCTCGCTCTCCGAGGCCGTACACCCTCCAGAAGTTTTCGTCCGCTTCTCGGAATCGCTCAATTTCCACGAGAACACTTTGCGGTAGGAAGGGGTTGTCTTTATACGTGGTTTGGAAGAAGTCCGCGTCTTCTCTTGGGATAACTTCGTCATAGATCCAATGGAATTCGTCTGAAGGGTTATAGTCGATTATGGTTCTCCCGGTCGTTCTGAGGAGGAGTTGCCGCCAATCTTCGAGGCTTATTTCATTCGCTTCATTGACGAAGAGAACGTCCCGTTTCCTTCCCCGTACCTTTTGAGGCTGGTCGATCGAAATAAATTCGACGAGGTTTCCGTCGAGGTGGTAGGTAGCGTCCGATTTGTTATGGAGGTCGGCGTTATAAATCTCTTCCCGGTTGAGTATCTCGAAGAAGTCCCGCATGGCCGTCGCTCGAAGGGCGGGGAACGTCTTACGGCATATCGTAATTACGAGGCCGGTATTCTTGTAACATAGCTCGATTAAAGCCGTGAGGATGGAGTACGTTTTCCCCGATCGCGTTCCGCCTTGGTGGACTTGAATCTTCGCCTTTGAGTTCCTTACGTGGTAATATGTGGCGGGGAGTTTATTCATCTAACCATGAGAGCGGCTTCTTCTCTTGAACTTCAATCTCTTGCCGTTCGATATACCCGCGTTTCTTGCCTCGGGTCTTGAGCATGAAAATGGTTGCCGCCGGGTTGCCTTCCTTCACGAGTTTATAGAGGTGGGATTCTGCGAAGTCGAGGACGCTTTCTTCAATCGCGTGAACGGCTTTCTTGTATTCCTCATCCGCCTTCATCCAAGCGTAGTGAGTGGAGCGGTCGATACTTGCCATTTTCGCGGCGGTCGATACGATACCGAGCGACTTCTCAAGGGCTTCCAACATAGCCTCTTTTTTGGTGTTGGATTTGTGGGTCTGTATCGCTTCCATTACTTACCGCAGAGTTCGCATTTTGGTTTCTCCTCTTTCTCTTGTTCCTCTTCTTGTGGATCCCATACGTTAAGACCCCAATCGTTTAGTTCGGTTGCGTCCCATTCATTCGCGAGAATATCCCAATCCCATTCCCCATAACCGACGTTATCCTTAATGATGAACGCGTTCGCTTTGGCTTCTTCCCACGAAGCGACGTAAACGGGTGCCTCAATAAGTCCTGCCGCTTTGCACGCTTTATAGCGCATATTACCCCCGAGGACGATATTATCCGGGTTGACTACGATCGGACGCGCTTCGAGCATCTCCGGGAATTCCTCAATGCTTCGAACGAGTTTCTGGAAGTTCTCGTCTTTAATTAATCGAGGGTTCTTCGGGTTCTCCCGGATCTCCGAGAGCTTCATGAGCTTGGACGATGACGGCCTCAAGGGTGTGGAGGAATTCTGCATTATTAACGGCTAACGTGAGGAGGAGGGTTGCGGGGTCTTCTCCGATGTGTAATCGGATAACTTGACTATTTTCCGTGATGAGGAGATAGTTCTTCGCATGGAGGAGGGCTTTTCGTGCTGATCTCATATTCTTGGATTGCTTCAAATATACGCAAAGCCACTTGAGGCACTATTGCGTTTCCGTATGCTTTGATTGATTCGGTTCTCCACTTAGGAAAGGTAATTCCGTCCAATTCTCGGGGAAGCCCATCATCTCCGCCACAAATCGGGGGTTGAGTTGGGAAGTTTTCCCACTTTGTGCGAATGCGTCGGGGAGGCTGTTTGTCTCGTTTCTTCCTACTGCCTCCAAAGCCTCTTCGCTCCTTGCTCCTTTGTAATCTCTCGTTGTCGGTGTCGGGAGCATTCCAATGACCTGAGTGGCAAGATTCGGCATTGTCGTTCCGTTGGGATACTTCTCCATCCGCGTTTTGAATTTGTCCAAATCCTGCACCTGTTCGCTCGTCGTCGGCGTGAGCAACAAACCAAACTCGGTCGCGTCTGTGGGGAGCGTTGACGGCGCAAGCTGGAAGAATAAACGGTTGAACGGAGTACCCACGAGCTTCCAGGTCAACGCACACCTCTTCGAAAACCAACCCTCCTGACCAATTAACAAGCCCGCGAACGTTCTCTCCCACGACCCAACGCGGTGAACACTCTCGAATAATTCTAAGCATCTCCGGCCACAAATGGCGTTCGTCTTCTTTTCCAAGTCGTTTCCCTGCGACGGAATATGGTTGGCAAGGGAATCCCCCGCTAAGGATATCAATTCGTCCAGCGTAATTTGACGCGTTGAATTCTCTGATGTCTCCATACTGTTCGGCGTTTGGGAAGTGATGCTTGAGGACTTTGCGCGGGAATTCTTCCCACTCGCAATTGAAGAGGTTTTTCCACCCCATCCATTCGGCGGCGAGGTCAAAGCCTCCGATTCCTGAAAATAGGCTTCCATGATTCATCCGTGAATGATTTTCCCCTCCACGTCTTGGGCGATGGTTTCGAGCCATTCCCGGTCGTACCATGTCATATTTTGCTCTCTTCGGTGGAGGACTTTCATACCGGAGTAGGATACTTCTTCAAACTTCTCGGTCTTCGGTTGCTTCATATACTCCCGGATGTTCTTTGCGATTTCTTCGCGCTCTTCGTTTGTGTAGCTCATTTTGGTTTGGTTATTGTCCTGTTTCTTCTTTCCAAATATTCGAACAAACGGCGATCCGTTGTTCGGGGTCTTCGAAATCTCTTTTAACAATTACGTTGTTGATACAGCGGTGCATGAATTGGTAGCGGTTTTCGTTTTTTTCAGGCTTTGGGAGTGGCATCGTTCAGTAGGGTTTTCAGTTCGTTAAACATTCGGCGGTTACACGAGGAGCATTGAGAAGGGCGGGTATTCGTTCCCGTCGCTTTCGAATACAGCCGGGCGAGGTCTCCGTTCGTGGCTTTGTGTGGGTTGTCGAGGAGGTTTCGAATCTCTTCGAGGTCGTTTTCTTTTATTTCGGCTTCCCATTTCCCGAGGGGACACGAGGCTACTTTGAGCCGCGTTTTCGTGGGCATATGGCAGCCGCAAAGTTTAGAGTCTTTGAAGGCTTCCGTTACGAGGTCGCCGCAACTCTTCGTGGATTCTACGAAGTGCTCGCACGCCTGACAAATGGCAAGGCGGTCATTTCTTTTCTGTCCCGTTACGAAGAACATCTTTTAAAATTTTACGGGTGAGGTGTAAGCTTCGATATAAGGTAGACTCTCCAATGCCAGACCGTCGAGATACGTCAGCCATATTCCATCCTTGCAAGTACAAAGAGAAGACGGTACGATCGAACCAAGACAGGCGGTCGAGGAGCAGTTGCATCTGTTCTCGTTGGATGGCTTTCGCCCAATCGCTTTCGCTTGTTTGTTCTTTTGGTTCATTGTCCGTCGTTGAATAGAGTTCCTTAAATTTTCCTCGGGTCGCTTCGTTGTACATGGCCTTAACGAAATACCCGAGAGGGTTTTCCGGGAAGGGTTTATCTATACAGCGCAAATAAACGTGGTGCACAAGGTCGGAAGAATCCGGAGTCCATCGTTTCCCAATGGTTCGAAGTTTCAAATAATTCCTCCGGAGGAAGTTATTCCAGTCCTCTTTGTGCTTTGATTTCATCTACTTTCCGCCGGTAATATCGGACTTTCTCTTCTAACTCTTCTACAGTCCATTTCTTATTTTGGTTGCTTTTGAGAAGAATCCCTTCCGCTGTCCCTTCGCCGTAAACCTCATCCAGACGCTTAGAAAAAACGTACTGTTGACCGCCTGTCATGTTACATTTTTTGCACTGAAATTGACAATTGGACTCGAGCCAGCGGGTTGAAAGTTTTGCGCGGGTAATGAAGTGCCCGCAATCAACCTCCTTCCAAAACCTCAACCGTCCGCAGGTGAAGCACTCCCCCCACCCTTCATCGTTAGATCCGCGCAAGCGGATGAACTGCGAAAAGATGGAGTCAAGTTTCGCTTTCGTTTTCGCTATTCCCATTCGATAGACAATAGATCGTGAATCTTTACGCCTTGTTGCATCTCTTCCAAGTCAACTTCATTTACCTTGCTACGGTGTAAGGGTTCTATTTCAAGTAATATATCGGACTCATAAGGCCATTTCAATTCCCTTTGTACGAATACTTTTTTGATTCGGCAAGGGATCATGTTTTTTGCTGCAGTGTATACGCATTCTTTGCCGATGAGGTCTTCTATTTTTTCAGTCGTTGTCATTCTTTCCGGGTATTAAAAAGGGGTTATTCTTCAGTTTCCAAGCGAGGTGAGCCGCTTCTTTGTCGTATTCAGGGATGTTCGTAGGGTTGTCCGTACCCCGGTAAATTTGCTTATGCATCTCCTCGAGGATCGGGGCGCGTTCCTCTTCGTGTTTCTGGATGCATTCCCGAAACTCTTGGATTTTGAGTCGCTCGTAAAATTTGCCGTAATGCCCTTGTTTCATGCGGTCGCAAACTAACCTCAACTCTTCGAGTTTCAAAACGGGAAATATCTCGAATATCATTTCCGCGCAAAGGGCTACATCTTCGAAGCTCGTGAGGGTCTTTTTCGCGTCTATGAAATCGACGGTCTTTTTAATGAGCTTCACCACTTCCGCCCGCGTCTCTTCCGGGTAACAGCGTAAAGCGGTGAGGATGTTTGTCCCTTCGTGCCACGCTTCCGCCGGAGTCGTTTTAAAGAGTCCCGTACTTGAGATACGTTTCAAGCTGGTCTCTGTTCGGTGCGCTTGTTCCTGCCTTCTTTGGTCGAGGGAAGATTCCTTGCCACTGGTTCGCGATAGCGAGTTGGATTGCTTCGATTGCTTGTTGTTCGTCTCCATTTGTTTCGTTGTGTAGTTTATGCAAGGCGGCGAGTTCTCCGCGCCGCGTGTACTTCTTGATTTTCCTTTCTCTGCGGTCTTCTTTCCATTCCTTCCAAATATCTGCGAATCGTTCGGAATTCCAAGGGAGAACGATCGCCTCTTCTTTAGAATGTTCTTTAATATGTTCTTTAACTGTATTAATAGAGGTACTATTCTTTCCGGCTGCAGGAAACTTTTTTACGGTCTGCCCGTAAAATTCTTTCCTTCTGCCCGTAAATATTTTACGGTCTGCCTGATAGGTTACTTTCCTCTTTCGCCCATCGAACTCCACTTTAATAAACCCCATACCTTCGAGTTTCTTGAGTGCTTTCGAGATGGTGGGGCGGCTGATTTTGTACTCTTCTTGAATCGTTTCGTTCGATTTGTAGAAGGCTTTCCCATCTCCCGAAAAGCTGTCTATCTCTGCGAGGAGGGCTTTTTCAACAAGTGAAAGTTCATTATTTAACCAAACCTCTTTGGGGATCCAAACCCCTTTGAATTCTCGTTCCATTGTTTAAGATTGAAGGGAAGGGGCTATTCCAGCCCCTCCCGTTCGCAAATTAAAACTTCTTCGACGATTTCCGCGTAGGTCGCCCCGCTTGTGTTCGAAATCTCTGGAATGTACTTCAGCATATTGCGAGGCATCTTTCCACACCAATTCCGAACGGTGTTCGATGTTACGCCGATTGATCGCGAAGCCTTCTCGAGTGAATCGTAGTTCCGAATCAAAAACAATTTAATATTATTCATGATTCAAGAGTTTTTCGATTTCACTCCGAGGAATCCGGATGGTTTTCGAGCTTGCAAGGGTGATTGCCTTCAGCCGGCTGTTCTTAACCATGCTCCTAATTGTGGCCGGTGTTACCCGTAACAATTCAGCGCATTCCGCTGTAGTCATGAAATCCCATCTTAAATCCATCGCGTTCGCTGGAATTCGGATTGATTTCTTCTGATTACGAATCGCTTCTTTTTCCTCTCTCTTTTTCTGCTCTTCGAGTTTCATCTTATTGATAGAATCCTTATGAGCTTGATAAGATTTCATGTCGATTTGGAAACGTTCATTCTCAAAAACGAGAAACTCATTCAAGCGTTTCATTCGTTCCTTCATAGCCATCTTGGTTCGGCCTTCTATCAATTCGCTCTCGCTTATTTCAGCCCAACGAATACGAGGGGAAAGATATCGGTTTATCAAGTCAAGCATTGCTTGATCTTCTGATTCGCTCCATTCATTCCCAAAAAGGTTGTTCAAATTACTCATTTCGTTTAGTTGTAATGTTCAACAATAAAAGCACCCCATAAAAACGACTTCTTAATCTTCAGCCCTCGCGATTCCTTTACTCGTTTCCTTGTAGACGCATTTTGAGGGGTCTTCTTTGCAATATCTTTCTTCGGTTGAGGGGTAACTACATCGAAGAGGTTTTGTTGCTTTAAAACCCATTTGTAGCCGTTCCAGTTACACCACTGTTTAACCGTCCTGTTCCAATGCGTTTGGCAAGATCCAAGCGAATGCGAGCCGATTCCCTTTCGAACGGTCAGCCACATCACCTGCCCCGAAGGGTAGAGATTGCGGTTCACTAATTCGAGAAGTTTGTGTCCCTCCTCTTGTGTCCATGTGTTCTGGTATCTCATAGCTTCGAGATTAAAGAGTCCCGCATATTGATCAAATGCTCCGCCGCTTCCAAGATTTCTTGAGGGTCTGAGGTTTGTTGAATAGCGAGTCCTATCGCCCAAGAAGCGGTGATTCGTTTCGTTTTCTCCGGATCATCTTTATAGCCGCCTCCTTGTTGGAATCCCGGCTTCGTGAGTTTCATCTTATCGCCCCATTTGCTCGGGGTGATTTCGAATTCTACTTCGTCGCCGACTTTCCAACGGTCTTCACTCTTTGCGGATACCTCTCCGCCTTGTCCGTTTTCAAGTTCAATTTCGAACTTGTACATAAGACCGTTGCGGCCTTCATAAGTGCCATTCGGTTGAATGGTCTTGATTTTAGATTGTCCCATTATTTTTGGTTTTTGGGGTTAATAGTTCTCGCTTTAATAATCGAATTCTTGAAGTCTTTCCAGAGGCGTTCCAACTCTGCGTCTTCATCTCGGAGGGCTTTCGCCCATTCTCCGTAAGTGGGTGCGGGGTTCACGTTTACGCTACTTCGAACGCATATCGGTCTTACCCATTGCTTTTCGTTTGAATTCTGCATTGATATATCGGTTTAGGTTATTGATTGCAAACTCTACTTCTGTTTTCAGGCGGTGGACTTCTTCGGGATCAAACTCACCTTCTGCCCAATCCCACATCTTGAGGACGTCTTCTTTAATCTCTTTCATAATATGCTGTTTTCGAGGTCGTATCGGATTTTTTTCATATCGATATCGAGATAACCTGAAGCGTGAATCTCGCTGATGTCGATTTTACTCGCTCCCGGTTTACAGAGAAAGACCCGTTCGATAGTGATAGGGACGCAATCCCTCAACTCGCATCCTTTTAAAAACCCTTCAAGCCTTTCTTGGTCGTTGGGCATTCGGCGGAAGTAAACCTCAAGCGTAAGCGAATCGATGAGGTCAAGGTGTATTGACTCTAATTGTTCCATTTGTTTGTTGTTCATGGGGCAATATTACGCAATTAATTTCATTCTCCAAAATATTTTGAGGAAAAAGCACAAAAAAAGAGGGAACCCCTTTGGATCCCCTCCTTTGCTTAAACAACAAACGAAAATCTGATGCAATAACCTGCCGACGAAT